CTGCATGAACATCGGCTTTTCCATCGAAGTGGCAGTCGCGAGCCGATAACTATCCCCAAGTCCCAGGTAGTGCGGGTATACTCCCCCTGACAAGCCCGCCATCCACGAGAACATTTCGCCGTCCGTCTTGGCGTCACTCGCCCCGGTCCTTAGTGGGAGGTCGGTAGTAGAAACGGCCTGGTTGTGAATGTCCTCGCTCCCTGCAACCGGAGGTGGATTGGTCTCCGTGCTGCCCCCACCCTGCAACGACGACATCAGCATAGACCGCACCGCGTCTACCGCCCTGGAACCGCCTTTGACCTCGCGCCGTCTGACATAGGATGCAACGGCCCTTGACACGGCAAGTCGATTCTCAAAGAACTGCCTATGACTTCGCAACCAGGGGGTGCCCGCCGGTGCCAGCAAGGGCCAGCCGAATAGACTGTCTTCGTCCTTCTGCTCGAACGGGCTATGGAGCATACACACGCCGGTCCCGTCACGCTCCATGACCGTCGAACCCTTGGGCAACATCTCAGGGTCGTACTTGTCATCGAACCACCAGCGCCAATCAGGGTAGTATGCGACTCTTTGTGTGCTATTCTCCAACCACTGTCGCTTATAGAACAGCGGCACAGAATCGTCGTCCGGGTGCCTGACGATCTCCACGATCTCCATTGGTTTCACTCTGCGGATCGTACTCTCACCATCAAGCTCTGCGATGAAGAAGGCAAAGAACCTATTCCCCGTCACCAGGAGCATATTGCTGATGTCGTGCAATCGCTCCGTTGCCAACACGGGGGAGTTTCTATCAGCTTCCCAAAAGTCCTTCCACACCACACCTGCTGACTTCTCACTGTCCTCCGGATATACCTCATCAGTGGGGATGACCTCGATGGACTCACCAACCGCGTAATAGGTCCACAGCCTGACAATCCATTGAGCGACCACGGAGTACAGCCACATCCTCTTGGAGTCGTTGACGGCTCTAAGTCTCTGGTCTTCCATCCCCGACTGATAACCGCCGCCGAATTGCTCCCACTGCAACCTGTCAACCAAATCGGCAACATACTCGGAGTCGTACTGCTCGCGTAATTGCCTTTCCAATTCCGCAGGAGGCAGAAGGTATGGACCCTCCTGATACGCGACGAGCAGCGCCTCCGTCAAGTGTTGAATCTGCTCGCGCTCCGCGTCAAACGTCGCCGGACCCGCGAACATTCGTGCGGCCCGTTCTCTTAGTGTTGGCATTTGATCTTCCTCCGCAACTTGAACAACCTCCAACGATACCCCGGCTCCAATAACCAGCACGCCAAACGAAAGCGCCAGCGTTTCATCTGTCGAACTTCCCAGTCCTCGAAACTAACCAACCTCAAACCACTCCTTACCACAGGTCCATCGCTCCCCATCCTCAGTGACCCACATACGACCCCGTGAGTCTTCCAGTGTTATTGCTAGCCACGCCTTTTCAACATCGAGCGAACAGTCTACCCAAGCCTTACCATCCTTGGATATGCAACCGCCGATATTGATTGCTTCTCGGATCTTACGGTCGTCGATGTTGTAGTCAGTGAACTCAACATCCCGGCCCCACTCCGCGCCTGTGTCAAGCCATTGCCCATCTATATTGACATATATGTGCCTGTCCATAGTAGTGTTGATCGGAAGGCAATGCATGACTTCTGGAATCGACACACTGATACCCAAGGCCGCACACGTCTTGAGAAACTCCCTGCGGTCCATCAATCGCTCCTCGGCACCCGCATACCCGCAGGGGCTACCAAGACCTTCTTCTGCATCCCCTGTGCGGCCTGGGCACACGCTTCCGATACTTCCATCAACATCTCCGCCGGGTTTGTGACACCGGGCATAACTTGAATTCTGATGTAGCCGCCTACTCGCGATGCTTGCACCAAAGGTTGACTATTGCTCATTAGGATCTACCCCTTCGTCCAGCAATAGAATTCGCTTGACCGTCAAACTGTTGCTCTCTCTATTGCCCTCCCAGCAAAGCGTGATGCGGCCCTTATCGCCAGACCCAAACAAACCATTCAGCACACCAAGCATTCCAACCCGATACCCGCTATCCCACTTCAAGACTCGCATTGTGGAATGGCCTGCCAACGCCTTGTCGCACGGCGCTAGATACTCGAAAAGCGCCTCCATCGCGGGCCGGTCCAGCTGTATCAATTCGTTCAGATATGCGACAACATCGTCCATCGACACGCTATTGCTCATCTGCCCACTCCTCGATACACCTCACGCGCCAATCCCCAGGACGAAAGCGATTCACCGCGTCTTCCTGAGCTAACGCGACGGCTCGATGCTCAGTTATGAATAGGCGGTCTTGCCGCCACCACCAGCCGTTATCGTCGTGCCATAGACCGTAGTGCCGGACGACTTCAGGCACTACCTCAATCTTGATGGGTAGTATGCGCGACAGATCCCCGATCCCCCGCAAGTCCCGTATCCGCTTGGTATCTAGCATCCTTGCGCCTCGTACCATTCTTCGATGCAGCGCACCTCCCACAGATTAGCATCCGTCATGCCCATGTGCCAACATACATCACACTGCGCCTCCGCAATAGCCCAGTTCGTGGTCGAGAACACAATACCGTAGGCCCACGTCCAGCCGTGCTTCGGGTGCCAGACGCCATAGTGCTTCAGCCCGCCCTCGCCCACACACTCACTCGCCAGCGCATTCCGAACCCTTGGCAGCAGCGCGTCATAGACAGCTTGTGTTGCCTCTGCCTCTGATGCTGCCGTGTAGCGTCGTACCTCCTCCAGTGCATCCTCGAACGCTTGCTTGCCCTCTGGCGTGCGCTGTGAAGGATGTATCCATTCCTTCATCCTGCCCTCCTTGCAACCTCGTGTATGGAACTCTATCTCAAACGGACAATCGAGCTCGCTCAACTTTCGTTCAAATGCCGTCGCTTCCATCCTCTGCCCACTCCTCCGGTTCGCGCCCTGACCACTCCCTGTAATCTGCATCCGTCGCCTTGTAAGTACCGTAGCTGTTTCTACGCCACCGCTCCAGGCTTTCAATGCGCTTGAGGAGTCTCCGCACACGCGTATCCAAGCTAGCGTCAAGCACCGTTTGCCATGTGTCTCCGTGTTCCATCCTACCACCTCTCCCCGATCCGCGCCGGATTGTACACCACCTGCTCACTCGTTTCCCCTTCTCTCGCCAAATGCGGTCCTACGAGAGCTTGAACTACCGCGTCGCCCGCGTCTGTTGATCTTCCCAATCTCTTGTAGATGTCCTCTTTCGACTCCACCTGAATGCGACTCGCGGAGGTGATACCCTTCATCCTGGGCGCCGTCAAATCTCCAATAAGCTCCGGGTCATCTGGCAAGCACACGCCAAACCCACTTTCAGGGTCAAGCATTTCTCTGGTAATCCACCACGCCGCGCTTCTCCAATTAGCAAACCCCAACTCCCCCGACTGGTCGCGGAAGTCCGTCTTTCTCGAAGCCACGAATCCCTTGACACTGAATCCTTGCTCCTGCAACCTGTGCAACACTCCTGCTCCGATTCCAATGGCATCCACGAAAGCTGTACCCCCTCGGGCCCTCAACAATCCCCCGACTCTCCCCGCCAGCTCCATCGTCGCCACCGATGGGTCTAATGCGATAGGATACTTGCGGACCTCCTGGACTTTGACAAAATCGCAACAGATTGCTATTGTGCTCGCATCCCCACTTTCCAACCCCCCGCCGACGTCCACGCCCATCGAAGTCACTTTGCCGAACGTTGTGTCCTTCCACCGCTCTATCGCCTGCTCCACCCAGGACAACGGAATGATTGCTGATTCGTCCTGCGCTGCAAACTCTCCAAGCACTCTGTTTTGATAGACTGACGAGTTCTCTCCCCACTGGAGCTTTCTCTGCTCTGCCCAGGCCGGGTCCACCCTGCCCGCCGCGATTGCTTCTGGTAACGTCCAATGTCTGACCCACCAATCTTCGTACCCCGCTTGCCTGGACTGGATGGAGTGAAATCTTCCCGATGGGAGTGCCGGTGTGCTGATTGCCAAACCCAACGCTTCGCCCCTGGTCGTCGTTGCGAAAGCACCCTCCGCCGCATCCCATATCCCGTCCGGTATGGCCTTGGCCTCGTCGAACAGATAGAGAAGATGCGTAGCGTGAGCGCCCTCGATAGCATTGGGGTCGCTCGATGCCAGGGCAAAAGCTTCTCCTGTCCTGAGCTTGAGGCTCATATTCAGCAGCTCCGCATTCTCGCGAAACGGCTCCCGCCCGACGATCTCCCATCTGACTCTCCGACTCCACTTGTGGATCTCTGGCCATAGATACTTTGTCAGTTGCCGCCAGGCCGTTGCCGTCGTTGGGACTTTCCAGTCTTTCCCGTCCCGCGTGAGCGCAAACCACAACACGACCCACGACGCCATTGCCGTCTTTCCAGCGGTGTGCAGCGACCTCACGCATACCCGATTCCCTTTGGCAAGCTGCTCCAGCGATTCTTCC